TACAAGAAGGCCTTCGACCACCACGTGGCCAACACTGACTTTGAAAAGCGCGCATCGCAGGCCAAGGGTCAGCGACGCCGCAAGGATGTGGTCGGTGGTACAGCCAAAACAGCTCGAGGCGTTCACCGCTCTCTTACGGGTGGGTTCGGCTCAGTTTCTGCCACTGCAGCTGCCGTCGCTGGGGCCTATGGTCTCGCAAAGGCATCTGGCGCTGACCGAATTGTGGCCAATGCGGCCAAACAGTCGGTGTCTAACGTGCGCAACGTGAACAGGCAGAGGCAGAATGCGAAAATTGCTCGAGACTTGATGAAGTCAATGGGTCTCTAGAGAGAAAGGATACGGCCTTGGTTCTATCGAATACGGCTACGCCGATCTATTATGGTCGTTTCCGCCAGCAAGTGCTTAGCGGAGAGATCCCCGTCTGTCGGGAGATCTCTCTCGAGATGAACAGAGTCGATGCACTCATTGACGACCCGGAAGTCTACTATGACGACCAGGCCATCAATGGGTTCATCACATATTGTGAGCAAGAGTGCACGCTGACCGATGGCTCAACACTCAAACTCCTCGACACCTTCAAGGTGTGGGCAGAGCAGATCTTCGGGTGGTACTATTTCACCGAAGAGCAGGTTTGGAAGCCGGCCACTCCTCTTCAGGAGGGCCACTTTGCATGGGAGCCCGTTAAGAAGCGTCTGACGACTAAGCAGTATTTGATCGTTGCACGAGGTGCAGCCAAGTCAATGTACGCTTCGCTTATTCAGAGCTACTTCTTGAACGTGGACGTTCAAACCACGCACCAGATCACCACTGCGCCCACCATGAAGCAGGCCGAAGAGGTCATGGCTCCGATCCGGACCGCCATCACTCGATCTCCCGGCCCATTTTTCCAGTTCTTGACTTTCGGCTCGATTCAGAACACAACTGGGTCCAAGGCCGACCGCGTCAAGCTGGCGTCGACAAAGAAGGGTATCGAGAACTTCCTCACAGGGTCGCTTCTCGAGATTCGCCCGATGTCGATCAACAAGCTGCAGGGCCTTCGTCCTAAGATCTCTACCGTGGATGAGTGGCTGTCTGGCGACTTGCGCGAAGATGTTATTGGCGCTATCGAGCAGGGTGCTTCTAAGTTGGACGATTATTTGATCGTTGCTATCAGCTCTGAAGGCACGGTTCGAAACGGCTCTGGTGACACCATCAAGCTGGAGCTCGCCGACTATCTTAAGGGCGAAGTCAACGCGCCTTATATTTCCATCTGGCATTACAAGTTGGACGATCAGGAAGAGGTCAGCATCCCCGCGATGTGGCCTAAGGCTCAGCCGAACATTGGCTTTACTGTTTCGTACGACACTTACGCGCGCGACGTGCAGCGTATGCAGAATGCGCCTGCGGCTAAGAACGACATTCTTGCTAAGCGCTTTGGTATTCCGGCTGAAGGATACACGTACTACTTCAGCTACGAAGAGACCGAGTGTCACCCAATTCAGGACTTCAGCGGTCTGGCTTGCGCTATGGGAGCGGACCTTTCGCAGGGCGATGACTTCTGTGCATTCACGTTCCTATTCCCTCTCGGTAACGGAGCTTTCGGAGTTAAGACTCGAAGTTATATTACTGAGATGACGCTCCAGTCGCTCCCTAGCGCAATGCGTTTCAAGTACCAGCAATTCCGTGACGAGAAGTCCCTCATCATTCTTGAGACGACAGTTCTTGACATGATGGAGGTCTATGACGACCTCACCGCACACATTGAGGAGATGCGCTATAGCGTTCATGCCTTCGGTTTCGACCCTTACAACGCTAAGGAGTTTGTGGATCGTTGGACGCTCGAAGAAGGCGGTCACGGTATTGTCAAGGTGCAGCAGGGTGTTCGCACAGAGTCGGTTCCTCTCGGCGAGTTGAAGAAGATGTCTGAACACCGTCTGTTGATCTTTGATGAGGCACTCATGGCTTTCGCTATGGGTAATGCTATTACTCTCGAGGACACGAACGGCAACCGGAAGCTTCTGAAGCGTCGTCACGAAGAGAAGATTGACAACGTCGCAGCGCTGATGGATGCCTGGATTGCGTTCAAGCAGAACAAAGAAGAATTCGAATGAGTATCAGACTGAAAAGGATGTCTTAACATGGCAGAAGTTACTACCGCTCTCCTCAAGCCCCGTCGAACTGTCGGTGATGCCGTCGAGCATGACGTCGAGTTCCGGGATGCTGACGGCGAGGTCGTCAGCGTTGGTGGCGGCGACACGTACAACATTACCAATGAGTCCGCCGGAGTTCTTGAGGGCGACTTCATCGCTTCCGAGACGACGATCAACGGTAAGTCGCTGGCTGAGGATGTCGTGCTTTCTGCGGCTGACATTCAGATGTCCGAGTCTGCGGACTCTCTCGAAGCAGTTCTCGCCGACCTCAAGTCGAAGATTGCTGCGCTCGAAGAGCGTGTTCACGATCTCGAGACCGCTCAGACTGACTGACCAACATCCAATCGGGTGACGAAAGAACGAAGGAGGTGAGTAATGAGTCGTCTTGGTTCGCAGCTCAAGCACGCTTGGTCGGCCTTCACAGAGAAGGATGAGGATGCTCGGAATCCTCTTGCATCGCCGTCCTTCGGGACAGTCAGTTCCAGCTCTCGGCCAGATCGACCCGTGTTCCGAATCAGTTCTGAGCGGACGATCATCTCTTCAATCTACACTCGAATGTCGATCGATGTCGCTAGCGTCAAAATGGAGCATTGCCGTGTGGATCCCGACACCGACCAGTACCTTGAAAAGATTAGGTCGGACCTCAACAACTGCTTGAACGTTGAGGCAAACCTGGATCAGGGTGGTCGGCACTTTCGGCAGGATATTGCGCTGACGCTGTTCGCAGCCGGCGTAGCTGCCATTGTGCCGGTTGACACTACCCTTAATCCGATTACTTCGGGATCGTGGGACGTTAAGACCATGCGCGTCGGCACCATCGTCAAGTGGGAGCCGGAGTACGTTCGCGTTCGTTTGTGGAACGAGAAGAAGGGCGATTACGACGAGCTGCGTCTGCCTAAACGCATCGTAGCCATCGTGGAGAACCCATTTTACTCGGTGATGAATGAGACGAACTCGACTCTGCAGCGACTCGTTCGTAAGCTGTCGCTTCTTGACAACGTCGACGAGATCTCCAGTCAGGGCAAGCTCGACATCATCATTCAGCTTCCGTATACGGTCAAGAGCGAACAGCGAAAGCTTCAGGCTGAGCGTCGACGTGAAGACCTTGAGACTCAGCTGTCCGGCAGCACCTATGGTGTGGCTTGGGCCGACGGCACGGAGAAGATCACGCAGCTCAATCGCTCGGTGGAGAACAATCTTCTTGAGCAGGTCAAGTACCTCAAGGAGTCCCTCTACGAAGAGCTTGGTCTTACAGCTGGGGTAATGAATGGGACGGCCGACGATGCTGAGATGCTCAACTACGTCAACCGGACTATCGAACCCATCATGGATGCGATCACCGAAGCGATGGCTCGAAAGTTCCTGACGAAGACTGCTCGCAGTCAGGGTCAGACAATTCGATACTTCGACACGCCGTTCAAGCTGATTCCGATCAGCCAGCTGGCGGACCTGGTCGACTCTCTGAGTCGCAACCAGATTGTGTCCCCGAACGAAATTCGGCCTGCCCTGGGTCTCAAGCCTCGACCGGAGCCTCAGGCAAACGCCCTCGTCAACAGCAACATGCCGCTTGATCAGCAAATCACTGGCGATGGAGAAGAGGCTGCGGTTAACCCAGCCGACGTCGCTGAGGAGGAGCTGGATGCACAAATGGCGGAGTTGGGTATCTGATGGCGGGGCAAGAGTACGACCCTAATGCCCGTCGAGAGCGATATTTGCGCGATCTGGAGCTGAAAGGCCGTGTAAAGGGCGCTAAAAAGCCTCCTAAGGCCTATGCAGCGGTCGTCAAGGATCGCGACGGTAAGCGTGCTAAGCCGCCCATTTCTGGGCGACCTAAGCCTACCAAGAAAGATAGTCCTGCCGAAGCCAAAGCACGAGTGACTCGCCTTCAGGGCAAGATCTCCTCGCTCGAGGGTGCGCTTACAAAGGCTCTTACTGCTTTGTCTGAGAAGCGTCGTTCTGCTGCTAAGAAGGAGAAGGAGAGCTCCGACGGTAAAACCTCAGTAAAAGAACGACAGGACTCAAAGGAGTATCGAGACAAGCATAAGGAAGAGTTGAAGGACAAGCGCAAGAAGAGTAGTTCATCTTCTAGTAGTAGCTCCTCTTCCTCGTCCACATCGGTTGACAACATGTCAGTGGACGAGCTCCAGACTCGCGTCAAAAAGATTCGAGGCGCTCTTACGACCGCCAAGAAGCAACTATCCGATGCGAGAGCGGCGGCTGGTCAGCTCGCCCATTCCGATAACGAGGCGCTGATTTTTCTTCACTCAGCTCCGGTCAGTAGAAAGGGATCCGAACGTATGAAGGCGGATTTTGGTGGCTACGCCACCCGACATGACGTGCAGTGCGCAGACGGGCGGACCATTCTGCCTGGAGCGTTCGAGGGGAATGACGGCGCCGTCGTCCCCCTTGTGTACCAGCACGGGCACAACGACATCGAGCAGGTCCTTGGTCACTGCGTTCTCGAGTACCGACCGGAGGGCGTTTACGCTCACGGCTACTTCAACGAGACGCCCAAGGGTCAGGTCGCGAAGGAGCAGGTCAAGCACGGTGACCTCAAGTTCCTTTCGATCTTTGCGAACAACCTCCAGGAGAAGGTGAAGTCCGGCCTTGTTCACGGTAAGGATGTTCTCAAGGGCAACATCCGGGAGGTGAGCCTCGTGCTCGCCGGCGCAAATCCGGAAGCTTTCATCGATAACCTCACGAT